AACGGGAAACGTAAGTTCAGTCTAATGCTTAGGCTGTATAAGTGCAAGTGATTTGTCATACTTTATGTATGTCTAAGAATAACGAGTTTGAATTACAGAAGCCACTGCATAAGCGTGGCGAAACTGTCGTATTCGATTTAGACGGTACTCTTGCTGATGACATGAAGTGGGAGAAGAAACACAAGGCCAAGAACGGTAAGCACCCTGGTTTCGCTATTGAGGCTATGGAAGTGGATACTCACGGCAAGATTGTGGACAAGCTTCGTGAAGCAAAAGAAGATGGTAAGAATGTAGTTATTCTTACTGCTCGCTCAGCTCACTATCGTGAAGAGACTAAGAAGTGGCTTCACAAGCATGACATCCCCTATGACGCATTAGTAATGCGCCCCACAGACAACAAAGAGTCAGACAAAGAAGTTAAGCGGGAACTTCTTGAGGAAGACATTCTTCCAAAGTTTGACGTAGATAAAGCGTACGACGACAAGATGAAGAACGTCAAGATGTTCCGCAAGCTTGGTATCGATGCTAAGAAAGTGAAGCCATAATGTGTTACGGATGTAATGGGGCACATATTGCTGCTACTCAGAGTGCGTACAATGATACGGAAGATAACACCAACCCAAAACCTTTTACAGACAATAATGGTGCGGAGAGCAACTCAGGCTCAATTAATGAGCAAGATCTACCAAATGGTGGCAATAAAGCCAAGGGCAATGATAATGCCAATATCGATAAGATAGGATTCGGCAGATAATGTCAACTCCATTAGGCCCAATGTTTGCTACTCCAAATCAAAAAACTCTGGCTACTGGCATTTATGGGAATGTTCGTGACGGCATTGCACCAAGAGGCGTAATTGGTATTCCACAAGAGGGCCCTGTCTACGCGGGTAGTGCAGGAATCTATTGGGACGAAATGCCTGGGGTTATTGGAGGACAATCTAACTACGGAGCTTTGAGTACAGTAACGGGAGTATCAGAAGGCACCCCAGACGTTGGGTATACAGACAAAGTTGGTGGAGGAAGAACCACCGCACAAATCCCAGATTATGGCGGTACAGCCGCTTTTTAAGGAGAAAATTGAAAGCACTGCGTAAAATCGCAGCACTATTCGGAATCCTACTAACTATTACTAGCCCACTATTTATCTCATCTGCAGCATTTGCAGATACAAGCACATATAACCAGCAGGTTGCTGCCGCGCAGCAAAAGATTAACGACCTGCAGGGAAAGCTGACTTCTGCACAGCAGACACTAAGCGACCTACAGGCTAACTCTGATGGCCAGGCTCAGCTTATTAACGCCGCTCAGTCAGCCGTCACTAAAGCTAAAAATGCTCTGGACGCTGCTTCTGCGGACTATCAGTCAAAGAGCACAGCCTACGACACCGCCTATGCAGATGAGCAGGTTGCAGAACAGGCTGTTAATGACGCAATCACAGCAGTAAACACTGCCGCAGATAACGTTGATAATACTTACAACGTTTATGTAACCGCACAAAGCAACACTGACGCTGCTCAGGCAGCTATGACAGCTGCACAATCGGCATACGACAAGAGCTCAGTAACTGTTGGAACTAAGGCCACTCCTGGCCTTGTTGCTGACGTCTACAATAATATTGACACTAACGTTAGCGGTGGCGGAACTACGGTTCAGCGCTCAACCACAGCGTACAAGTTTTGTAAAACTACCGTGGTCAGCAACATTGACGCTGACTGGGGTGGTGGCTCAGTTCTTGGCTGTAACTCTGACTACGTAATGATTCACTACCACGGTTACATTACCTACAATTCCACAACCCGCGTTTACTTCCAAAACCTGGCTGATGATGGTTTCTGGATGTCGATTAACGGACAGACCATTATTAATGACTGGTCACTTAAAGGTTGTAGCGCAAACAGCACAGGCTCATTTGCGTTTAAGTCTGGCGTGTCCTATGCGATTGACGCTTGGTTTTACGAGTGGGGTGGCGGAGCTTGTTCTTCACTTTACTACCAGCCATCTGGCGGTCAGTGGGGAGTAGTTCCTGCAAGTATGTTTACTCAGCAGGCAGTCCCAACCACTACTAAAGACCCTGCACTCAAGACTGTTCTTGACCAAAAGACTGCTGCTTACCTATCGGCAGTGGCTGCGGAAGAGGCTGCCCTGCAGACTTACAACAATGCCAGTGATGCCTACGATGCCTCAACCGCTGTGTACAACCAGTCGCTAGACATCCTGGGCTCTAAGCAAACGGTCTTGTCAAACAAGAATGACCTTCTGGTTACCGCTGAAAATACTTGGCAGGCTGCCAGTGATGACAAGGCTGTAAAAGACGCTGCTCTACTTACCCTAAAGAACAAGTACAAGGCACTATTTGACAGTATTACTGCGCAAGGCCAGCTAGTGGACTCACTAACGGCTCAGCTTTCTCAGGCACAGGCAGACTTGGCGGCTATTCCTAAGCCTACAAGTCCTACAAAGGTAGTTAAGAAAACCGTTGTAAAGCCCGCACCTCCAGTCAAGGTTGTGCCTAGAACTAAGTTCACCCCTAACCCAAAATCATAACCCAGCCAGAGACTGCTGAAAACCCAATTTTTGCAGTCCCTGTGCTGGGAGCCGTGTTCCAAGGATTGTCTGATGCCTTTAACGCATTAGCAAACGTTGGAGCAGATTTACCGCCTGAAGTTCGTAAAAAAGCTCAGAAGGTAGTTATCTCTGCAATCATCGTGGTACAGGTAGCCGCATCGGCAGCAACAATGGCTGCTGGAGCTGCTGCTCGTACAAACGGTGGGTCTGCAGGGTCTAGTCGAAGGAAGTTAAAGTGAAAAACTTTTTTAATGACCTAATGGGTCAGTTGTGGACTCTTCTCGGAATGTTCGTTGCGTGGATTGTTCTTGAGGGGTCAGCCAAAACTGTTGTTGGATGGTGCATCATAGGTTCCACTTTCCTGTGGATCATCACGTTCCCGCTGCGGGACAATGACGAATAAGAGAAAATAGAAGTACCATTCAGAAAGGTACATAATGGAAAAAAAGGTAGTTATTCGTAACTGGCGTATGCCTCTGAATGGCAAGTATGCGTACGGACCAAAATTTGGAGTAGTAGACCAGTGGCACCCTAACGGGCACAGAGGCACTGACTACAATGGTTTTAAAGAAGGCACACCGCTTCTTGCTGTTGCAGACGGCACTATCGTAGTTAACAAGTGGAGCGACGTTCTCGGTAACGTGGTCGTTCTCCAGGTCGGTGGTAGATTCTTTGGGTACTGCCACATGGTTAAGCCAAGCCCACTAAAGGTAGGTACAGTAGTTGCTGCTGGCACCGTAGTTGGTAACGCTGGCACCACTGGCACCGCATCATCGGGTGTTCACCTGCACCTTACCCTGGGAACTGACGCTCAGTCGGTGTTCGCAGGTAAGGTTTACGATGCAGATGCGTTCTTAAAGGAAAAGATTGCGGCTGAGAAGCCACTGAAGGCGGCAAAGTAATGGATAAGTTAAAGAGCATTCTTAAGCGTTCGATTGGTGTAATCCTGTTCGCTTTCATCCCTGGTATGGCTGCTGGTGGTCCAACTGTTGGTTGGTTCATGGGTGGCGTTATTGGTGTTTGCACCGTATTCTCGTCAATCATTGTGTTCTTCGGTATCCAGCTTGCTTGGGACGCTGACGTTTCTCACGATGACATCGAAAAGGGTTTCCGTGCAGCAGTAGCTAAGGCTGCAGCTGAGAACAAGGACATTGCTGAGGCTGTAAAGACTTCGGCAGATGACACAGTAACCTTTGAGGACTTCGGTGATTTCTCCGAGCTTCTCGAAGATGACGACGACCACATCCCGAATCCAGTAACTGGCAAGTAATGATTCCTAGAAAACCCTTGGCCCCTAATAACGGAAATAAGAGCAGAGCCAGAGCGTTTTCTGGGTCTGTTAAAACGGCGCTACCTACCTCCCCCACTAATAAACCGTCAATACGTACTCACGCACGTGCAGGACGTACTGCCCAAGATGGTAGTACTGGTGGAGCAACAAGGGTTAGATAATTAAATAGCAACCAAAGAGACCCTCTATAAGGCACAATCTTATAGAGGGTTCTTTTTTTAAGGAGACAAAGTGAAGAACATCGTTATTCCTAAGCCAGTAGTTACTGCGCTTACTTCGTATCTCCGTGCAGGTATCGCGTCCGTAGCCGCACTGCTTGTTGCTGGCGTTACTGACCCACAGCACCTTTGCATTGCTTTCCTTACTGCATTTGCTGGCCCAGTAATCAAGTGGCTTGACCCAACTGAAACTGCTTTCGGTCTGAACAAGACCAAGTAACCCGCAACAAACAATAAGGGCCACCATGGACTGGACACAAATCGACGCAGCATTTGGCGTAGTTTTAGCGTTGTTTGGTGTACTCTTGGCGATTGGTCGTGCAGTGTTTAAGTGGATCCGTGGTTTCGACAAGCGTTGGGACACATTTATGCGTGACTGGAGTGGCGAACCTGCTGCACCTGGCAGGGACGCCGTTCCAGGCGTAATGGAACGCTTAAACAAAATTGATGGTGAGCTAAAGCACAATGGCGGTTCTACCATGAAAGACGCAGTTAAACGTATAGAAAACAAACTTGAACAGATAGAAACACGACTTATACAAGGCGACTCAAGGTTTAAAGAAGTAGAGTCTCGTATTGAAGACTTGGAAAAGGATAGCTAATGAGCGTAAACTTTATGGCAGCTATGGGTGCTGCTGCACGTGGCCTAGGACAAACCATGCTTCTTGGTAGCCAGGGTGGTAGAGAGCTTCTTCACACAGTACTAAAAAACGATAGTGCTGAAAGAATGCAAAGAGTCGGTATTGCTGGAGATGTCCTTAAAAATAGAGAGCTTGCTCAACAGACTAAGGCTCTAGAAAAGTTTAGATCTAAAAAGCTTCTTCAGCAAAAGCAATTTGATCAAATTGGTGCTGAGAGTCTTGAGGGTGCAAAGGCTATGCACGCTCAAAACAAGATGAAGACTGAGATGGGATATCTGCAGGACCTTTCAGACAAGGCTGCTCCTGGAACTACTGTTCAAGTAGGAAGTCACAAGGTAACTACACCTGCTAACAAAATGGCTCCTACTGAGGTTAGATCAGTAGAGGTAGCAAAGCATGTTCGTACTATGAATAGAAAGAACGTTAGCCCAGCTACTGTAGAGAATAGCTTTGCCAAGTTGGTTCATCTTCATGGTGGCGATGTAAAGGCAACCAGAGCTGCAATCAAAACTCATGTTGCTTATTTAGCTAAAAATACTCCAAGAATTGCAGATTAAGTAAGGACACCCAGAATATGACTACATGCGTAAACTGTGACACAGAAGCGATCTACACATATCAAGTAAGTGCGGACTACAGACTTCACTACTGCCAGTATCACCTCCCTAGGTTCTTGTTTGCTAGACGAGACTCTGGTGAGCTGCCGCTAATTGTTGATGCTCCTGAGCCTGAGAAGCCAGCTAAAAAGACCAAAACAGTAGCAGAAGATGTTACTGTAGAGGTAACAGACGATGCCACTAATTAGAAAGTTTGCACGTCAAACGCATTACGTTCCTAAGGGACCATACGGAATGCGCAATATCTTTGACCAGGGGTTATTTGCGAATAATCACGTGGCCTATGAAGATTATGAATCGGACTCTTTACACGAAGCACTAGACGATATTCGTATGTTCAAATGCACTTTTTGTGGTGAGATTCTTTACGAAGATGAAGTTGACCTCCACGAATGTGAAGAAGAATAGCCCCAGAGCTCGGGGAAATAATCTAACTCTAGAGAAAGTAATAAATCATGGCAACATCCAACAGCGGTAAGCCCCTTGATGACAAACTCAACAATCAAATTGACTTTGTTTGGGGTAACATGCCTCGCCAACCTAATGACATTCGTGCAGCGGTGTCTGACACCACTACTTCGGCTGTCGGTACTGACCCTGTGACCACCACAAGCAAGCGTATTGTTCCTGGCCTTGATGGTCACGACGCTATTCTTGGTGGTTGGGCAGGTTACCCATTGTTCTCGGCTGGTACCAAGGACGTTAACAACCAGTACCAAGGCGACCCAGGTGCTTTTATTCCAGGTTTCAGCGGAACCACTACTACTGCAACTATGAGCGGTACTGCAGGTAACTACTCTGTAACTTACGCATCGGGCACCATGCCTGTAGTAGGTCAGGCTCTTGCTCTGGCTTCTGCTGGTTACCTTTCTGCTGGTACTGAGGTAGTCTCAGTAAGCGGTACTACTGTCAACATTAACCTTCCAGTACTGGCTAACTTCTCCAGCCAGACAGTTACTATTGGTGCTGCAGGTGCTTGGTCTTACACCCCAGGCATTCTTGTGCCAAACATTCTTGGTCAGACTACTGCAAACGCCCAAGATGGTCTACGTGACGCAGGTTTCTACCAGGCTAACATCACTTCGAACACCGCAGGAAGCAACACTGCAAAATCCATCACAGCTATCGCACGTACTGCAGGTCTTGCTGAGGTAACTATCACAGCTACTGGCGCAACTGCTGCTTACCCAGTAGGTACCAAGATCACTATTGGTGCCAGCACAGGTATCCCAACTGAACTGGTGGGAACTTGGACTGTAACTGGTAACGCTAGCACTAACCAGGTGAAGTTTGCCTCTAACGGTACCACAGTTCTCAGCATTGCAAGCGGTGCACTTACTGGTTCAGCTTCGCTGACTGGCGCTACTGGCACCGTACTGTCTCAGACAGTTAACGCTGGTACCCTCGGTACTGCAAACAACGCTACTATTACCATCACCTCCTGGTAATATAAATGGCTAGAGCAGGGAACCCACCTCCGTCACCCGAAGGGTGGTCTAATGCGGATGTGGGTTCCTTGCGCTCTACCTGGGACAGCGCTACGCAGGGAGCTGCGTTAGATAGTAATGGGTTCTATAAGCCTAAAAGCCCGTCATACTACTCTGGGGAATACCGACCAGACTTAGAGGATGACGCTGGAAATCCGATTTCGTATGCTTCTCCTCAGGCCCCCGCCCCCTTAATTGAAGTGCCTACTTCATCTATTAACGCCTCTAGACCCAGGACTGTTGCTGCGGGGTATGATGAGTCTAGGCGAGTTATGACAGTTATGTTCCGTGATGGAACTCTGTATAACTACTACGATGTAAGCGAAAGCGAATGGCTTACATTTCATGGCTCTATCTCTAAAGGTAGAGCTGGCTTGAATAAATACCGTAATGGCGTTTATAGCCCAGGTGTTTTTTATCTTAAAGCTCAAGGTCCTGCAGACCTGACAGGTGTTAGCCCAGCTGTTGCTAACCAGATTTACACTATTGCTAGAAACGCACAGATGCGTTATGTCACAAATAGGAATTACGCAACACCTAACGCTCATCGTTCGCTAGAATCAGCACAGAAGATGCGTAAACGCGGAAGTACAAGCGTTGTTGGAAAGCGCGTAGCTAAAGGTGCTCTTAAAAAGGCTGGCTTTAGAAAATAATTTGACTACAATAAGGACTACTTTAAATTGCCAAAAGTACACGACATCGGTAAACAACACTTCTATCAAGTACTCAAGAACTATAGAGCTGCTTGGGGAAAGCGCATCTACGTTAAGGGAGATACGCAAGAAATTGAGCCCCCTTTCAGATATGCTAAACCAGTAATGATTCGAATGCCATTCAATACTGCTTTAGTTATTGGTAAATGGCTTGGAGTAAGAGATGAAGAAGAGGCACTTAGTGTCGCTATTCAGGAACGAGTACTAAACGATGAAGATTTTCAAGAGGGATGGCAACCCCCAGCCTACAAAGCTACAGAAGAGAATTTCTGGGCTACCGACGTATGATCTCATTTCTTGGGTAGAAAATTCCCTCTATGTGATTGGTAAAGAGGTCACTAGACACCAGAGAGAACGTAACATCGAGTCTCTGTATGAAATGGAGCTAGGCGCAGAGGCGCTACTAGCCATTATTCAGGAGCTTAAGAAGCGAGCTGAAAATGACATTTGATGAGCCAGAACAGTTTGAAGAAATCACCCCTGAGTACTTTGCTGAGGGGCATCAGGAAACCTACGCAGAATTTGATGATGACGCAGTAGATGAGCTTACGCAAGAGTTTGTCGATGGCCTCATCGATAAGATGCTCAAATTTATGACCGTACTTGTCGGTCACCCGCTTCACCCGTACCAGATTCCTCTGGCTAGAAGAATGATGGAGTCAGTTATTCTCAATGACGGTGAAGAGATTACTGCTCTTGCAGCCCGTCAGTCAGGAAAATCTGAGACAGTAGCTGACACAGTAGCTACTCTAATGATTCTGTTACCTATTCTGGCAAAGCGTTATCCAGATCTTCTGGGTAACTACAAAGACGGCCTGTGGGTTGGACTGTTTGCTCCTACTGAGGGTCAGGCAGAAACTCTCTTCGGTCGTACAGTAACCCGTTTGACATCTGAGCGTGCTAGAGAAGTTCTGGGAGATCCAGATATTGATGACTCTGCTGCTCGTATTGGTGGAGTTACCAAAACTATTAAACTTAAGCGCCTTGGCTCTATCATGTCGATGATGACTGCTAACCCTCGTGCAAAGATTGAGTCTAAGTCATTCCATCTTATCGTTATCGATGAGTGTCAGGAAGCCGATGATTTTGTTGTTGCTAAGTCTATTAGCCCAATGTTGGCTTACTACGCTGGTACAATGGTAAAGACGGGTACCCCTACTACGTCTAAAAATAATTTCTATAAAGCTATTCAGCTAAACAAGCGGAGACAGTCAGCTAGAGGTGCCCGTCAGAATCATTATCAATGGGACTGGCGTGAAGTTGCAAAAGTTAACCCTAACTATGCAACCCACATCAAGAAGGAGATGCTCCGTATTGGTGAGGACTCTGATGAGTTTCAGATGTCCTATAACTGCAAATGGCTCCTTGAACGAGGAATGTTCGTTACTTCATCTGTAATGGATGAACTAGGGGATACTTCTCAGGAACTGATCAAGTCACACCACCTAACTCCAGTAGTTGTAGGTATTGACCCCGCACGTAAGATGGACTCCACCGTAGTAACCGTTGTCTGGGTTGACTGGGAAAGACCAGATGAGTTTGGTTACTATGAGCACCGTATTCTAAACTGGCTAGAACTCCAGGGAGATGACTGGGAAGAACAGTACTTCCAGATCGTCAACTTCCTTAGTAACTACGATGTTCTTGCTATCGGTGTGGATGCCAACGGTGTTGGTGATGCAGTAGCCCAGCGTCTCAAGGTTCTTATGGGTAGAGCAGAAGTAATTTCTCTTACTTCCTCTCCCAGCGAACAGTCAAGTAGGTTTAAGCACCTACAGGCTCTCATTCAAAGAGGAATGTTTGGCTATCCAGCTCACGCTAAGACTAGAAGGCTTCGTGTATGGAAGCGTTTCTACCAGCAAATGACTGATGCTGAGATCCAGTATAAGGGTCCAAACTTCATGGTTTCTGCTCCAGATGAGGCTTACGCTCACGATGACTTCGTAGATTCACTAGCGATTGCTTGTTCCTTGACTAAGGAACTTACAATGCCAGAAGCGGAAATAAGTAGCAACCCTTTCTTTTAGCACATTTAATATCAAATAATACTTCACAATAGAGTATGAAGTATGACGTCACTTCATCAATAAGGAGTTTATTATGGGACTTTCCCCTGCACCACAATTCCCTGAGCGTGCGCCTCAGGCTTACGACATGAAGGCTGCTGGCAACATGGAGCGTCGCGGCCCACTTCGTTTCGAAGAGGGTATCGCTACAGACACCGATGTACCTAGCGACTTCCAGGTTGGCATCCAGAACGGCTTCGCTGCTGCTCCTGGTCGCCCAAACCGCAATGCACCAGTATGGCAGAAGCCAGCTGCTGAGACCCTTATGGAGCGTGCTCACGTAGGTTCGGCATCGTGGATTGAGGCACCAACATTCCTTGGTGAGTTTGCTCACGGCTCGTTCTCGCAGAACGCTGAGCAGGTTATCGAGACTAAGTACGCAACTGGTGGCCGCACCATGCGCCTTAACCCAACCGTAGTTAACGACTAATAACGTTTAACAACCTGACCCTACTTTATTTTTATAGAGTAGGGTCAGGAATATGGTTGAGGAGACAAAGTAATGGCACAAATTCCTAAAAATGAGAAGCTTTACGCTATGGTTGTTACCCAGGCTAAAGCAAAGTATAGAATTTACCCATCCCCAGGTGCTTCGCACTGGGTGCACCGTCGCTATCTAGAGCTTGGCGGTACCTTTGAAGACTCTACACAAGTAGCCTACAAAGAGAAGCTGATGAAGCGTGCTGTTGAAGCCGCTAGAAAAAAGAAGCTTGCTCACGGTGAGGATAAAGAAAAGGCTGATAAGGCTAGACCAAAGAACTCGAAGGAAAAGAAGAGCAAGAAGGATAAGAAGTAATGTCTTTTTTGGACTTTTCACCCCCTAGTTATCGGGCTAGTTCTTCTGACCTTACAATCTCTATCTCTCCACTTGGACTTGTAGAGCTTGCTGACGAAGAGTTTGAGGTTCACGGTCCTCGTCTAAACCGTTATTCCCTAAACTGGGCTATGTATCTTGGTCACCACTGGGGCTATAGGCGCGAGCAGGGCGAAATGCAGATTTCGCTTAACTACTACCGTGCCTTCATCGACTACATTGACCGCTTTACATTCGGTAACGGAGTTCACTTCCGTAGCCCAAAAGCAACTGAAGCTATTGTTCCTGATCGTCTAGAGCGAGTATGGGAAATCGATAACGACAAGCAGAAGGTTCTGTTTGAGATGGCGCAGCTAGGCTCCATCACTGGTGACTGCTTCGTTAAGATTGCTTACGAAGAGCCTTGGGAAGACAGTATCGGAAGATACCATGCAGGTCGTGTTCGCATTCTTCCTATGAACTCTGCTTTCTGTTTCCCAGAGTTCCACCCACACGACAGAAGTCGTCTACTTAGATTTAAGCAGAAGTACCGTTTCTGGGGTACAAGCCTCGAGGGTACTCGCCAGGTATTCACCTACACTGAGATCATCACCGATGACATCATCGAAGAGTATGTAAACGACGAGCTTATCGACTCTCGCCCAAACCCACTTGGTCAGATTCCAGTGGTACACATTCCTAATATTCCTGTATCTGGTTCTCCTTGGGGATTGTCGGATGCACATGACATCATTAGCATCAACCGTTCTTACAACGAAATTGCTACTGACATCGCAGACATCATCAACTACCACGCTGCTCCAGTAACCGTGATTATCGGTGCTAAGGCTTCTAACCTGGAAAAGGGTGCCAAGAAGGTTTGGGGTGGTCTTCCTAAGGATGCTCGTGTAGAGAACCTTGAGGGTGGTGGCGCAGGTATTCAGGGCGCACTTGAGTTTATGGATCGACTAAAGATGTCGATGCACGAAATCATGAACATTCCAGAGAATGCTCTTGGTCAGGCTATGCCTGTTTCCAACACCTCTGGTGTAGCTCTTTCTATTCTGTTCCAGCCTCTTATGAACCGTCACTCGCAGAAGGTTGCAGTTTACGGTAAAGGTTTGGAGAAGATTAACGAGCTTGTTCTTCTTAACCTAGCGGTTAAAGAACCTGAGACGTTTACTTACAATCCTAACTCCGATGGACCAATCAAAGAAGGTCAGCTTACTCAGCTTGATCCTAATGACCCAATCACGTATGTAACCTACGCGCACTTCCCTCCTCCACTTCCTCTTGACAAGCTTGTTCTTATTAACGAGCTTTCGCAGAAGATGTCTATGGGTCTTGAGTCCAAGGAAGGCGCACTTCGCGCTCTTGGCGAGGAGTTCCCAGAAGAGAAGCTTGTTGAAATTCGTGCAGAGCTCATGGCTGATGCTGAGGCCGAGGGTGCACTCAACCTGCTTAAGGTTCAGATTAACAAGCAGATCATGGATCTAACTGGCATGATGGCTGGACCTGATGGTTCTGCTACTCCAATTGATCCAATGATGCTTGGTGATGGCGACGTTCTTGGTGATGGCCAGGTTGGTCCTCAAGGCGCAGACCCAGCAGCTAACCAGGTTGAGGCAGAAAGCCAGATGGCTGAGCAGCAAATTAGAGAGACTTTAGTATCTGAAGCATACGGAACCAATCTTCCACAGAGAAGAACCAAGGCTCCAAGCAACGACGATAACTAAAAACATTAGTTTTCCGTGAGTTTAGGCAGACAACTGCCTAAATTTACGGTGAACTAGTTTTGTAACAACTGATACGGTCATGTGGCATTAATTCGGAAAACGACCCTTAGAACGAAAAGAGAATACCCTTATGGGAAATCAGGACAATAACATCCAGGATGCAGCGCCAGAAGTTGCAGAGAACGCATTCAATCAAGAGGTAACCCAGGTTCAGACTGGTTTTACTGCCGAGGATATCGCCAAGGCACGTAAGCAGGAAAAGGACAAGGTTTACAGCACTATTGAGAAGATGCAGCAAACTATCTCGCTCTTTGAGCAAAGAGAGGCAGAGCGACTCGCTCTAGAGTCTCAGCGTGAAGCTGAGCGCCAAGCCCGTAAGGCTGAGCGTGAGGCTGAGAAGAGAGCCAAAGAAGAGGAAGAGATGTCTGTCAAGGAGCTCCTTAGGACTAAGGAGCAGGAATGGCAGGCAAAGCTCGAGCAGGAGCGCCTAGAGCGCGAAAAGGCGTTTACCCTTCTTCAAAAAGAACAAGAATATAACGAACTTAAAGAGTACCGTAATACTCGAGTTCAGCAAGAGCGTGACAACATCATGCCTGAGCTGCTTGACCTTATTAACGGTAACTCCAAGGACGAAATCGAGCAGTCAATCCTTGGTCTAAAGGAAAGAACTGCAAAAATCTTAGAGTCTGTTACTCAAGCGCAGCAGCAGTCTCGAAAGGAAATGGTTGGTGCACGTGTAACGGCACCTGCCTCTGGACCCCTCGACAACGATTCGGTATCAAATTCCCTTCCTGGTGACATTTCTAACATGTCTATGGCAGATTACATCAAGAACAGAGATAAGCTTCTCCGTTCAGGCTCAAACAATAGAGGTCAGGGTCTTTTCGGGTAAAACTACCTAGAAAAAACACTAAACAACTAACCGAAAGGAAACCATAATGGCAGGTTCTGCTATTACAGGTTCGTCCCAGCTCGCTGGCGCACCTACAGCCTACTCGGGCAGCAACTCGCAGCTGTCGCAGGCAATTCAAACAATCTGGTCGAAGGAAATTCTGTTCCAGGCCATGCCAATCCTCCGCTTTGAGCAGTTCGCTGTTAAGAAGACCGAGCTTGGTGTAGCCCCTGGTCTCCGTGTTAACTTCCTCCGTTACAAGAACTTCTCGGTGGACCCAACTCCACTGACTGAAGGTGTACGTATGACCACCAACGCTCTGACCGCAGAGCAGATTGCCATCACCGTTGCTGAGCACGGCTACGCAGTTGCAGTTTCCGAGCTGCTTCTGAACGCTTCGTTCGACGACATCATGGCATCGGCTTCGCGTCTGCTGGGTCGTCACATGGCACAGTACCTTGACGTACAGGCTCGTAACACCCTGGCTGCTGGTACCTCG